TGCCCTAGACGTAAAGAAGAATAAATAATTAGGCGCTGAAAGAGTTTGCTTTTCCTTTAGCGTCAATACTATTTTAGTCGTAGTTCCTTTAGTCAAGTGAATCATCTACAATAAATAGCAAAGAAGATTATATTTATAATACAAAAAAAAGGAGAGGACTTTCGCCCTCCCCCTCGTCTAACCAAACGACTATCTTATTAAGCGATTAAGCCTGCAATAATACCGCTTGCTACTTCTGGAGATAATTGTTTCTCTGAAGCTGAGAAAGTTAATGTATATCCAGAGCGATCTCCATTAGCCGTACCGGTTGCACCGTTACCAGCCGACATATTAATGCCAGAGACTTTTCCAAGATACCAATACTTTCCATTGTTATCGCCTACGACAGCGACTAAAGTATTCTGAGCTAGCAAAAGAATTTCGTTTCTTGTGTTAGCCTGCAATTTGTTCAGAATGATAGACAATTCTTGAGCGTAGAATACGGTTCCGTTTTGCACATTAGCGTTTATGTTTTCAGTCAAAGAAGAAGTACCTGGTACTAATTCATATTTTCTGAATACCTTACCTGCTGCTTTAGTTATAGCAGAAATTACTCCGCTTGCTTCTGTTGTGCTAGTTACGTTCCCCTTTTCGATGAAGTACACTTCTGTAATTCCGCCTAATGAATCTCTGCAATCTAGGGCATACCCTTGAGTTAATGCACAAGCCATTATATTAAATTTAAAAGGTTAAAATTAGGGGAGTCCAATCCAATGGATCTCCCCGAACTTATTGGTAAGAAATTAAGCTAAGATGAAATCAACCACCTCAGAAGGGAATGCAATTTGCACACCTGCTTTGAACTCAGCTACGAAGCGAACTTGATCAGCTTCTTTAGCGAAGAACAATTCGAAACGCTCTTGCTCGTCCAAAAGGTCAGTTCCGTAGAACATATTTGAAACGCGCATACCGTAGATCTTAGAAGTCGAGTTCAAACCTTGAACTGCGATTACTTTGATAGAAGTACCTGGAAGCATTAACTCAGAATCTGCTTTGCCATCAAAGTTGTAAGCGAATAAGTTCGCGTTCTTTAATGCGATAGTGTAAGTACGGAATACATCCATTCCTACAAAGATAGAAGCATCATCTTTAGCTACGATCTCAGCAGGTAAAGCTTTGTAAACTGCGTCGATTACAGCAAGTACGTTACCAGTTGTGATACCAGCTGAAGCAGCTAAAGGAGTACCGTAGTAAGTAGTTGTGTTAGCGTGTATTACAGAAGCAGAAGCAGCAGCTACTAACTTGTTGAAACCATCGAACTTGTTTAAGTTACCGTTTGCTGAAGCAGTATCTCCAGTCCATACCGCGATCTCTAATTGAGCAGCGATCTTGTCAGCCTTGCGTTGAGAGTACTCAGCCGCGAACACAGTAGAATCATAAGAAGATCCAGCTGGTAAAGCTTTCTGTAAGTACTTAGCCTCTAAGTCTTTTGGACATAAAGCCTCGTTTACCTTAATTTTACCGATAGTCAAAGTACGTTGTGTGAAAGTAGTTGTACCTGAAGCATTGAAGCCACAAGAAGAACCATCCTGGAAGAACGCGTCAGTGTCCATGATATTAACTGTCTCAGCGGATTTAACGCCTAACATTACGTTACCTTGATCCTTGATCAAAGTGATTGTTTTTGAGCCTAATACTGAAGAAGCTACTAATTGAGTAACGTTTTCTTCTGTATAATTAGCTAGTGAAGCTACTACAAATGCCATCTTTTTTGTTTTTTAAATTGTTATTTTAAATTCTTTACTTTGTTTAAAAATCTTTCGATCTTATCTTCTCTTTTCTCCACTTGTGAGAAAGAATTTTTTGGTGCCTGGATAGGACTAGCGCCTGGAGTTGAAGCCAAACCTAAAACTACGTCAGATAGATCATTGATTGCTTGAGAGAATTTACCCTCGATAGATGCAATCTTAGCCTTTAAAGCTTCGTTCTCTGATTTCAAGTTTTCGATTGTGCTATCGATTTCTTCGAACTTGTCTGATCCCATTGGAATCTCTTCCTCTGGCATTTCAATTGGTTCAGCTTCTGCTTGAGGAGTCTCAATGCCTTCCACTTTACCGCCTACAGTTGTAACCATAGTACCGTCTACTAATTCATGCTCTCCGTCTGGAGCTGGCGATGAATTACCGCTTTCGTCTACTAGTTTCGCTTCTGCTCCAATTTCTAAACCGCTTAAGTCAATCTTAGATCCATCCTTTAGATCATAAGTTTCAAAAGACATCATAGAAACTGGCGCTTCTGGCTCATTAGTCTCGACTTGATCCGCTTCGCCTTCGGAGGCTAACATTAAGCGGATTTTTTCGATTCCTTCTTTTACCGTCATTTTAAAATATTTAGTTTATTACTACGCTTATAAATAGGCATAAACAAAATAGTTTATACTTTAGAAAAAAAAGATTAAAAAAGTTTTTTATTATCAATTACTTTCGTATCTTTGATATGTAGTCAGAACGACAGAACATCTAAACATCAATTATCATGAATGCTCAATTAAAAGAACTTGCCTACGGTGCTGCTTACAATGTTTTCCTTAATGGCAATCGCCAGGATCGCAGTGGACTTAATCAAAATCAAATTAACATTTTAAACTGGCTTGAGCCTAGCATGGCTGACGCCTATGCCCAGGTAATGGTAGCTAGCCAAGGTAATCAGAAAGAAAGTTTAAGAGTTGTCTATCAAATGTATGAAGTTAAAAATTTAGTAAAGATCTTCCAGGCTGTTGAGGCCGGGGAGATCGAGGAAATTTTAGTTAATAATTTATAATCTAAACAAATAAGATCATGAAAAATCAAATGAAAAATCAAGAGTGGATGTTTAATTTTATCAGCGGAGGCTGGAACACTGTTTATGCCAAAACAAAGAAAGGTGCAATCGCAGCAGCAAAAAAAGAATATGCAAAAGCGATGAAGGAAGGACATCTGATCCCTAATGAAAATACCTTTTGCCTGGTTAAAAATAATGAAAGACAATACAGATTTAATCTTTCTTTATTTTATTAAAAAAATTAATATAAATTATTTTTATTTATCAAATCTTTTATTACCTTTACTAAGTAGTCAGTGTGCTACTAATCTAAACCCCATCAAAATGATTTATTTATTTATTTTACTCGCCCTTGTTTTCCAGATCGTCTTGAATGACCGAGTTCAACAAAGTGGAAGAATCAGTCTTTAATCATATAAACATCTAATACCATGAAAAATTTAATCAGTCTTTACGCCAGTGTTAATGTAGGTCTTGAAATTAACCTAGAAACTAAAAGCGCCCTGGGCCGTAACTTAAGAGGAAAAAGTATTTATGCTAAACCAATCTTCAATTATCGCTTCAGTAGCGTAGAAAGAATGCAGGAATGGCTAGGCAATGACTTAGGCCGTCGATTAGAAATCAAAGCCGCAGAAGAGAATAGAAGAATGGCTAGAAAAAAAGCTCTTGAAGTTAATCCGTTCCAGGTTGGTCAGTTATTGTATGATAGCTGGGGATACGATCAGACTAATATCGACTTTTACCAGGTCATCGAAGTTAAAAACAAAAGCGTAGTTCTTCAGAGAATCAAAGGAAAGATGATCCCAAGTGATGGCTATTGCAGTATGTCTGGATTAACCGTTCCAGTTGCAAATAGTTTTTATGGAGATTCAATCTTAAAAAAAGTAAACGCCTGGGTAAGTGATAATAGCACTCGTTATTATTTAAAAAGTGACCGCGGATCTATGAGCGTTTACGATAGAGGAGATAATGGAGTTTATTGTAGTTGGTATGCTTAAAAATAAAAATATGGAAAGTCAATTAATTAAGAGAGCCAGGGAACTGGCTTTCTGTTATCACAAAAATCAGAAGTATGGATCACATCCTTACTCTTCCCACCTGGAGGCAGTTGTCAAAGTTGCTTATTTCTTTAGTTATATGATCCCAGAGGAGGCTGAGGAAGACGTCATTTGTGCCGCTTACTTGCATGATATACTAGAAGATACTCTATGTACCCAGGATGAAATTTTAAGGGCCTTAAATCCAAGGATTTTACTGCTTGTTAAATTGCTTACAAAGAACGGATCAGATCCAGAAAAGTATTTTAGCCAGGTGGCCCTGGATGATCTGGCAATATTTGTAAAATTATGCGATAGGTATTCAAATATTTTAGCCTCTGTAAATTCTGGGAATCTAGAGAAGATTGCTAAATACGAAAAGCAGAACCCTGATTTTATTAGGATTCTGCTTCGCAAAAATTACATTGATTTACTAGAAGAAATCGAAGAACTCTTTGAGCTTGATTAATAGCTCATATATTCAGCCTCGCTGATCTCTTTGCCTCCTTGATAAATTGCCTCGATTGCTAAGTCGGTGTTGAATGCCAATGGGTATTCTTCGCCGCCTTTTGTTTTAGCAATAAGGCTGGCATTTTCTGGAAGACTTTTAATTGCCAATCCTTCGCTTTCTAAAAGCAAGAAAACTGGTACGCTGTTTAAGCGTTCTACTAAATTCATTAAGTCACTCATATTTACAATATATAAAATTTTATTTAAAAAGCAAAGTTTTTATAATAGTTTATTGACTGAGATTTTAGACTTTCAATCTTGTTCACGTTTGCCACAGTTGGACGTCCAGCGTTTAATTTTCTAATTTCTTCATAAAGCTTATGACCTTGGCCTCCAGGTAATCCGGTTTTACTTGCAATTTCATTATATTTTTTATCGCCTAGAACTCCTCTAGCAGCTGATTCTTTTTCTTTAGCGTAGATCATAGCAGGAGTATTGATTTGCATTTCTGCCATTGTTCCGTTTTCTGTTTTAAAGTTGGCAATGGTTCCAGAATACCCAAAATATTGATCTCCTTCCTGGATCTTTATTCTGCCGCCATTCTCTGGGCTAAACCTTGGATCTGATCCTATTAAGCTTCTTGCAGATCCTATATTATTCGAGTCAATTACTACCGTATTTCTAACAGCATCTTTTACAGCGCTAATCTTTCCCCCTTCTTCATCATTTACTTTTCTAAGAATGCTCTCCTCAGACTTTAAATTTATTGGTGTAGCTACTCCGCCTAATTTTTCAGCGTATCCCTTGCCCACTTTATCCACTTCATCAGATGAAGCTTTAGCACTTGACATTAAACTAGAAACTCTTGGATCTCCTGGTTTTACAATTGCCACCTTTGGCATTCTACCAGTACCCTTTGATTCTTTATCCGATCCTTCTCCTGGACGCCTTCCACTACCTGGGCCGCCTAGATCAATTTCTTTTAATATTTTACTTACTTCAGACCAGAGCTTCTCCTCATAATTCATTACTTGCTCGCCTCTTTTATAATTAAATAATCCTTCGACGCTGAAGCCCTTAAATTCCCCTGACTTAACCTTAGACCAAACCTCGTCATTATCTACGAAGTAGGAGGCAAAGGCTGAGCCGTCAGGTGCGTCTTCAAAACCCTTCATAGGCTTTACTCCTCTGGACTCATCTGAAATCCAGCACTCAAACATCGTCACTCCTTCGACTATCTTCTTAGGATCATGCATTAAGTTTACGTTCCCAGTGTAGTTCTTTTGGAACATCTTCTTTACAATTTTGTAAATAGTATCTTTAGGGAAAGAAACAAAATACTCCTGGCCATTATCATTGCGATAGATAGGAGTGTCCGCTAGCATGATAGGACCAGAGATAATACGACGCTCTTCGTCTTGAATCTCAAAACTTAAGCGATCCTCTTTAAAGCGAAGAAAGTTTCTTTCGATTGCAGGCTTGTCTACTAAAGCGACAAAGTCCACTTCGGAGCCATCTGTTAGGTCCTCGTTAATCTCTAATAAATAAATAGGTAAATTCATTTCTTTATGATTTAAAATCTTGCCGCTTTCTCAATACGAGAAATTCTTTGTTGTGATCCAGTAATGTCGCTCTCGACTACATAAGCCCTAGAGACTACATTTGAAATAGTATTTAAACTCTTAGAGTCTAATGTAGTCGCAGTAGGCTCCGCTGCCCTTGGAGCTATTGGCGCTCCAGCTCCTGCGTCTGGCGCACTTGGTAATCCTGGAGCTGATCCTCCCCCTGATTGACCAGGAACCTGAACAGATAAAATGCTTTGAATAGATTTATATCCAGAAGCTAAAGCTAACCCGGCATTAATAGGAGCTAGCACTGGTCCTACAAAAGGAATACCAATAGTAGACTCATAAGCTTTCTGAGCTGATAGGATTGCTGAGATAGTCGCACTGGCTACCGCTGCCGCTTTGCCTGCTGCTGTCTCTGTTCCTAATAGATTAGCTAGCCCTGCTAAAGTGTCTGCTGTTCCTTGAGCTGCTGCAATCTTTCCTTTTGACTCCTCCTCTGCAATTTTTACTCCAGCTTCCGCTTGTCCTTTTGTAATGGCTATAGACTGATCCATAGCCTTAGTGATCATTGACTTAGTCTTTAAATCATCCGCTATTTTTTTATCTCTTTCCTTATCAAGCTTTTTGATTTTATCTTCAGCTTCTTTATCCTCAAGCTCTGAAATTCTTTTCTTTTCGTCTTTTGTTGCTTTAAATACTGCTTCATCAAAAGATTTTTTAGCTATTAATTTAGCTGATTCACTATCAGTAAATAATAATAAGTCAGCATCGTATTGACTTTTTAATTCTATTAACTTTTTTTCAAATTCGGATTTCCCAGATTTGCTTAGTTCGTTTAACCTTAATATTTTTTTTTCGTTTTTAGCTATAAAATCATCAAAATCTTTCTCTTGCTGAGCAAGTGCTTCTTGGTTTGCTTTAGTTTGCTTCTCTTTGCCCTTTATAATTAAAGTAG